ATCAAGATCACCGGCAGCGATACGCAAGACGTCATTTGTCTCGATGGTTTTACTCGCGCTAAACGATCCTACGATGAGCGCATTACCACCTGTGCTTGCATCAAAAAGACTCCAATGGGAAACCGTTCCCCAGTTGCCGGAGGCCGCTGGGAAGTCAATCGCGCTGGTATTTGAGGTGGCCCCGGATGCCGCCGCGTCAAACGCCACAGCTACCCTTGCGTAGCCCGACCCACTTAATTCCGACGAACCGCTACCTGTGTCGGTAAAGTCGCCAGTTGATAGGCCAAGATATACAGCGCTGGGCTTTGTATACGCCGTGCGGCCTGTTATGTGGTCAAGTATCTTCAATTCGAGATAGTCGCTCATTGCTGACATGGTTTATGCTCCTGAATAGCTGGTTGAGATGCTTAAGGAGCCACTGAAGCGCTCTGCATCGGTTTGGTTTTTGATTTCCTCAATGATGCGCGAAAACAGCCCATCATATTGAGTTGCCCTTGCGTCATCCATTAAGAACGCATGAGCTTGGGCCAGACTTCCATATAGATAAATGTCTGGGTGTTGCTGTAGCACCCGATTGGTTGCCACAGTATCCGACAAAGGGGTGATCTCGTCGGTATAGATAATCTCGACAGTTTGCACAGAGTCGGGAATAGGGCGAAACCCAATCTCAGCGCCAATAACGGTATATACAGATGGTGTACCGCCGCCTGTGCTGGGGTATCGCTCGTAATAAACGTTAGGCGTTACATAGTTTAGCTGCTTGTTTGGGCTGCTGTTTAGCTTCACGTTTTTCACTTGCCGCATGTCTGTCGGCAGAATGATAAACTCCGTGTTGGCTATGGTTGCCGCTGTGGCGCGTTTTACTTGGGTGCGGGTCTTTAGCTCACGGCTCATTCTGGCCTCGGCTAAAGAAATAAAATCGGGTATCTGCGCGGTTAGGTCATCACGCGCCAAAAAGCTGGCAATGCTGGCCTTCAGCGCGGTATATGAATTAAACGCCATCAGATGAGCCTCGCGCTAGTCTTTTTCAGCTTTTTGTGGCTTTCGATAAACTTAAACCACTCTTTGGGATTTTCGTGCGGTTGTCCGAATTTCTGCAAAAGCTCATGATATAGCAGTTGGGACATTTCAGCGACCGGCACCTTATGCCTCTGCGTATTGCCCATAAAGTCGCCCTTGCTGTGCAATACTGACGTACGCTGGTTGTGATCCAGAATGTAGTCTTGCTTTTGCTCAGTCACAACGTGGGTCTTGCCGCCCTCGTACTGCAGAAATGTGCGTTTCTGCGCGTCTGGCTGGGCGTCGATTAGTCGCTTCATTGGCAATGCTCCAATAAAAAAGGGGCACCCGAAAGCGCCCCTTCTAGTTAGTTTGGGAGGGTAGTCTAGGAGCCGTTCAAGCCGCCAACATAAGCATGCGCTTTTGGCGCTTTTGGAAGCAGCGTGTACTCGGTTGTGATGGCGAACTTGGTGCTATCACCAGTAGGTGCCATTTCCTGCACAGAGAAATCACGACCGGGAAGTGTACCCATACAGATGTACTCTGGATCGATCAGGTAGATTTCGCTATCTGGGCAAGCACGGTCAACGGTCACGTTTAGCGTGCCGAAGTCGCTGAGATACAGCGAAACCGAACCCACGATAGACGCTTCTTTTGGCGCTGTGCTGGTAATCTGGTTGGTCGCAACCGAACCAGAAGACAGGCCACTAAAGTTGCCTTTATTAACCGGCGACATAATCAGCGTGTTGGGTGTTCCACCATCTGTATATGCAGCCAGCATTGCGGCATCAATTTTCGCCAAAGTAAGCGCAGCCGCTGTGCCTGTGAAGTCAGCCCATCAGCGCCAGTACCAGCAGAAACCGCCATGTCGGACGGCAAGCTTGCATTGGTCAGCCATGACGGAAGTTTACCAGCTTTGCGTGGGTCAGAAGATGACTTAGCTTCGTTCTTATAGAAGGATTTGTTAATATCTTTCCGTAGCTCAAGGCCCTTCAGGAGCTTAACATATTCTTCCTCGCGAGCGCGGCCTGCTTTATCTACAGCATCAAGAGTGTTGGACACTTGCGCGGCCTTCACACTGATCTGGTGGACATTGCCAAGACGCACAGTGACGGCGGGATTTACATAGCTGAAATCTGCGCCTTCATTTACGTGGTTGTCATCTGCAGCCGCCGCCAATTCTTGAACCTGAAATTCTTCATTGATTGCGCTGGTAGTTTCTTTCTTCATTGCCGCCATCATTGGCGTTTCAGTCGGATCAATCCGATAAATAGTATCAGCAAGCGACTCGCGCTGACCGATACTAGTGCTCGATGTATATATCGCCATAGTTGTAGTTCCTTATAGGCCCTTAAGAGCCATTCTGTATTTCAAGGCCGCGTCTTGCGTGCCTAATTTCTGGAAGTCGGCATAAGCTGCGCGCTCCCGCGATTTTGCAGAATTGGCGTTGGATTTGGGTTGACCGCTTTTCACCATCTTGGGGGCCGCTTTGATTTTCTTGGCGGCTAATGGCTTTTTGCTGGCTTGGTCGGCCAACAGCTTTTTCAGCATGTGAGAGTCACGCACCAAGCCAACCATGCGGCTGTCCAGTGACGTGGTGATCTCCTGCGTCGTGTAGCCAACAGATTGCGCATGTTCGACAAGCTGCTGCGTTTCCGCCGCTCTAATTGCTGGGTCTTTCCATTCGGGAATGCGTTCCAACAATCGCGCTTCCTCACGTACCTTTTGCTGCTGGTGCATGCGGGTTTGCTCTTGCTGAATGATTGCTTGCTTATCTTGCCAATCGCGTAGCTCGTGTTTCTCAGTGTTCCACTGGTCAATATCTGCTTCGCGTAAGGCATCCCAATAAGCCTGATCTTTATAGCCAAACTGCTGTTGACCCTGTTGGGCCGTTTGTTTGGCTATTGCGTCAATGCCTTGGCGATACTCGTTTTCGGTTTGCTCAAGTTGAGCATTCCTAGACTCGTATTGCTTGCGGATTTCAGCGGCTTCTTGGAATTTTTGATCTGCAGCTTCGCCTTTTTGAACTTTGTCAAAGGCTTCCCTGACGGTCATCTCGCGTTCTTCGCCGTTGACTTTGATTATTCCTGTCTGTTCGTACAGGTCAAACTCAACTTCTTCGCCCTCGTCAGTCTCCGTTTCATACTCAACTTGGCTTTCTTCCTCGTCGGATTCAGCGGCCTCGTATTCGACTTCTTCTGCTTCGGGTGCCTCTGCTTCTGCTATTGCTTCGGCGGGAGGGTCTGCTGTTTCGCTTGCCGCCTCTGGCGGGGCGTTCCTTTGGCTTACCCTTTGGTCTACTATCTGTTCGATAGACATGACTTCGGATTCCGCAAGCGGAGTACCTTCTTCCATGTAATTTTCCTTAATTGCTAGTTAGCGGTACGGGTCCGTCATTTGCCGCGTTGCCATTTCGCCGGTCGTAACAACCGACTTCAAATGCCCCTCAAAGGCATCAACAGCGCGTAACAAAAAGAACGCCCGTTCTCGCAACTCCGCATCGCTATCGTCACTCTGTGACCACGCTGTAATGTAGGAATTGCGAATCTCGTTTAGCGCTTCCTTTAGGATAGGATCGCTTAATATTGCGGTAGCCCTGCGGCCCCGCTCTTGCTCGTCAGCTAAACTCATAAATGGTTATGCCTGTGGTAAATTCGTTGATACGGAGCCGCCGAGATTGATTTTCTGCTGGCGTAGGGCAAGCTCTGCCTGCAATTCCTCGCGCCGCAAATCTAGCTCGGCTTGGGCCTTCTCGCGCTGCATCTGGATTTCCAAAGTCATGCGCTCACGCTTTAAGGCTATGTCAGCCTCAAGCTTCATTTTCTCGATTTCCAAGGTAGGATCTGCCTGCTGAGATTGCGCCGTTTGCGCCTGCAACGCTTGGTCAACCTCTGGGCCAGAATTAAAGAATTGCTGCGCGTCGGCAAAGCCTGCCATCTCAACAATGCGCTTCAGCGTATCAACGTATTGCGTCACTGAGCAAACAGGATTGCTTGGGCCAAGCTGTTGCAGCATTTGCTCTTGCTTACCTGCTATCTGCAACAGCATCGCCATTTTTTCATCTTCGCGGCCATTCCCAAGGCCAACTTCTATGCTCATGTCAAAGCCGTTTTCCCAAGTGCGCGGATCAATCGCCACAAAGTCGCCGCGAATGCGAACCGTGCGCTCAGCGTCTTGGTGCGTCTGCAGCAAATGCAAAACTTGCGCGGCTAACTCTCGGCAACCCGTTTCGGCAAACACGCGAGCTATCATCTCGACCTTCAGTTGAGCGCCTTGAATGGTGGCGTTAACTGCGCTGGCCGTTGTGCTTTGAAGCGTTGACGGGTCAAGCCCCATGCTGGCCTTAGAAAAGCCGGTGCGCTGGTCACGAACGCTGTCCATATAGTCAAGCATTTGAAAACCGGCATTGCCAATCTGAGGAACCGCCAAAGGCTGAACCATGCCCGGCGCACGCATGCGAACCACACCACCTGGGCGCGATTGCAGAAGGTCATCTAAGTTGACCTGACCCTCAACGGCAGCTACGCGACTGTTATTAGTTAGATAAAAATTATCTAATTGCATTCGAAGCGTTGTACTTTTGATGAGTTGCACATCTTTAACCAACTCGGCAACAGAGCGGCCAATCATGCGGTGAGGCATGAGAATAGGCGAAAGCAAGCAAAACGGCACTTTATCAAACGGCTCGTTTTCCAGAATTTCACCGCCATCGCCCAAGCAAACCACTCGGCGCAACTCGGCTATATTATCGCCGTCATAATCGCAGCGCATGTAAGCCTCAGTAATAAGCACCTCACGCATAATCGGGTCTTTGCCCTCGCCGTCATCGCCGCTCTCGATTTCCTCAAAACGGGTTTGCCGCTCGGTGTCATTCGTATTGTCAGAGCCTTGCCCGGCGTGGCGCAAAATGATGTCTTCGTCATAGCCCTGCGCAATTAAATCGCCAGCCCTGACAAGCGTTCTGTGCCCAATAAAATCGCAATCCTCAAGCGAAGTTGCGCGGCGGCTAAAAATCAATTCTTCGGGCGGCACGTTGTCAATCTTAACGGCACCCGCTTTAACCATGCGGCGTATCTCAACGCTAAACGTGCGCTCAAGCGGTACATCCTCACCGCCAACAGCAAGGCCAACTTCTGTAACTTCCTGCGCCACAATCTCAACCGCCGGGTCCGCCGCGAGTAACGTGGCCTCATCCTCGGTTAAGCTCTCGTAACGCTCAGTCTCAACCTCATCGGTTTCCAGCCAGTGGACCTTAAGTGCGCCGGTGCGAAACAAAAGCGCGTCTTTTATCCAATTGTGAAACTTTGCGAAAAACTGCGGGTTATCCTGATAAATGGCAAAATTCACCAAATCGGTGGCTTGCTTGGCGGCGTCAACGTCCTCGGCAGTGCGCGGCTGAAAACGCACAAAATCTGGCGATGAGGTAAACATCTTAATCAGCGATGGAATCATAAATTCCACCGTATCACTAACCTCAGTGCTGATCACTTGTGAACGGTTTTCAACCTCATTGCCAAAAGGCTTGCCAAGATAATACCGTAAGGTTTCCTCGCGCTCGGCTGTAAATTCACTGTCGCTGTGATTTACGGCAGACGCAATTTCGCCCTTCAGCAGAGATTTAAACTCAAGGTCATCCATCAGCTTTGTGCTTTCCGCTTTTTGGGCAACTTGCGCTTTACAGGTTTACGCTTGGTTTGGCTGTCAGCCACAGTCTCAACTTTGCCAGCCGTTTTTTTTGGCTTGGTGTAAACTTTTGTGTACATCATTGGTTTTAATTACCTTGGAGAGCATTTCGTAAGGCTTCGCGAACTTCGCGCTCATACTGGACTGACGCATCTAAAGACATAATGGCAGTTTCCCGCGTCATATCGTGGTCACGCATGAACCTCTGAATCTCCGACTCAGGGTGCAGGTTAGGATTGTCGCTTGTGGGCGCATCATTTGGCACCGTTGGCATTGAGTACTGCTGAGAGCCTGCTGTCCGCAACAGCGAGGTGGTGTTCGTTGGACCGTCGTTACTGAGAACAGGTAAGGAACCAGATGTGCCGACAAATGAACTGCTCAACGCCGCTGGGGCCGCTGACATAGCCAAAGGTGAGGCTGAAACAGACGAGGCTGTGCCTTCGGCTATGTTGAGGAACATCCGTGCTAGTTGATTACGGGTGAAATCCCTGTGCGCCATAGCGTCAACATAACGCTGAAACTCAGGGTATTGCATCGCCGTAGAAAGGTAATCCACCGGCTGCGCTGCAGTTACCTCTTCGGCAACCTGTGGGGCCAGTAGGTTAAGCGCGGTTTCATCAATAGGATTGCCAAGATTGCCGAAAGTGGTGCCCATAGGCGCGGCGACAGGTATTTCATTAATACGCATCATGCGCTCGGCGTCATAGCTGGGCGCAGGGGGCAAAGCCGTCGTTGTGACATCGCTAGGTGTGCCAAGCGCAAACTGGGTGCCAAACCTTTCGGTTAGCAATTCGTCAGGCTTTTGCTGCGTTCCGCGAAGCAGGGGGCGTAACGATCTGGCTGGGCCGGTGGGCGGACGTGGCGCAAAAGCTTGGCCTTGCGGCTTGGCTTGCGGCTGCGCATCTGTGTAGCCATACGGATCAACGCCAAGCGCATTGAGAAGCGCAGAAATGCCAAGTGGCCCACCGCGAAAGTCATCGCCAGAGGCAAACCTGCCGCCGCCGTCAATGGCGTC